TTTGTCAGGGCATCCACGAACTGCAACAGCGGCTTCGGCATGCCCGTCATTTCAAGGCGCTTGAGTAATTCGGCATACGGACCAGCCTTCATGCGTTCGACCACCTGGATATAATCCGGCCAGTCAAGACGCTTCAGGGCCTCGGTCTGGTCGATCAGCCCTTCCTTGTAGAGCTGGGTCGCCTCTTCCCGGCGCTGCACCAATGACACCGGCATGGTAGATCCACTGACCACCATCAGCCGGGCGGGCTTTCTGAGCATGTCGGCATTGATCGGAATGGTTTGCTGGCGGCCCTGGTCTTCCATGGAGATGTAGCGATCCTCGGTGTACCAGTTCGATGCCAAGGAAAGATACATCCTGCCGCGCTCCCTGATCATCCTGGTATATTGCCGCTCCTTGCTTCTCTGCATGGCGGCTGACCGCTCAAGCAATGCCGCAATGGCCTTGTATGCCACGACATCCTGACCCTGGAATCGCGCCTGATCCATGTCGAACGCACCGCTCACCATGAAGAACAGGGCCTTGTAGATCTCAAGGTATTGCACGAGGTCGGTCTGCATTTCGGGACCGCCCGTCCACCTGATGCCTTGGGCCTCCATGGAATTGACGGGATTGATAATGCCCGCTGTGTTGGTAAAGGCGCTGTTTGACACGCCGGATGTCAGAGGGTTAATCTGCTTCTGCCTTGCGCTTTTATCCTTGAAGTGGGTAATCTGGCTCAGGGTCTTGTTGATCTCGGCCTGGAGCGGCTCCAGCTGTTCAATGTCGGAATCGCCCCATATTGACATGGTGTTCCTTTGGCTCTGCGCCGTAGTGAACGGGAAGCGGTTATACAGGTAACTCAGCCGCTTGGCGTCATCGTCAAGGTTGGGGTTGATTGACGGATTGTCCTTGTCTTCCAGAACCACATTACCCATCGAGCAACAAATAATCCTGCGGATCTCGCCCGTGTACTTGGGCTCTGACGATCTGACAATAACCTCCATCTCTTCCCCAGTTTCCGGGTCGTGCACGGTTTCCTTGTGTTCGCTGTTATTCCTGGTGTAATCCCTAACCCACGCCTCAACCACCAGCGTGCTTTCGCCCTCCACCGCCGCCGTTTTATCCATGCCCAGTAGATTCTTAATCGAAGCCCCGATACTGGCAAAATATCCCCGGTCGGCTCCGGGCTTGCCTGTGACTATGTTCTGCGGTCATCACCAAGGCTCTTGATCAGCTCATCGTCGGCAACAATCTGGTCGGCCTTGTCTTTCCAGATTCTACGCACATCACGAATCGGCATTGGTCTGAAGTGCAGCACGGCATCGCACTTCTGAATGTCGTTTGAATCAACCGGGTAAAATCCGAAATGGAACGGGTCCACGATGTCAACCTGTACATCGCCTATGCCGTTCTCCGCATCCGGGTTGAAATAGATTTTTTCAATGGCGGTGCCGTAGGTTTCCCCATTCTTGACCGAGCCAGCAAATACGTCCTGCTGCTCGCTCTCTCGCCACCAGTTGTCAATGACATCGTGCAGGACTCTCAATGCCTCTTCAACGCTATCGCCCATATCACCGGCTGGAACCACGTTGAATGTAGGGCTGTTATCGGTGAGCTGGTTGACAATCCTGACCAGGTGGGTATGGATCAGGTTGGCGCTAACCTGTGGCACGCTCAGAGATGATAGCTTCCAGAACTTGTTTCTGACAAGCTCCGCGTTCCTCATCCATCGCTTCGGTTTTCCGAGCTGGTCCTTGTCCTTCAGGATCTCGTCTAGGATGGCGTAGATGGTGGGGCCTACTTCCTTGTCTCCTTCGGGCGGGATAAGGGGCTTCAGGATGTCGGATTTCTCGGATGATTTCGCCAATGGGGTGCTCCCTGCTTACTTGGATTTGCGCTTCGGTTTCCTGCCAGGCTTCTTTTTCTCAACCGGCTTGGGCTGTTCCTTGGGTTCGGGCTCCGGCTCCTCGCACTGTACCGGGTTCTCTTCCATGTCGGCGTCGGTCCAGACATAACCGTCTTCGTCCACTCCAACACCATCCCCATACACAGGATCAGGTTTATCCTCGACGGGCTTTGGCTTCTCGACCACCACTGTTTCTGGCTCTGGCATTGGCTCTGGTACTGGTTCCGGCTCTGGTTCTGGTACATCGAAGAATCCGGCCTCAGTCAGAATGTGCTCCGGGCTCAGAAAGGGTAGATAATGGCACACCGGGCACCTGAACCACTGCCAGCTTTCAGCCTCCTGAAATGGAAGGTTGTGGCTTGGGTGAGGATAAAGCGGGGTGAACTGCTCCTTGGTGAGCGGCAAACGGATGGTGTCGGTATCAAACCTCGCAATCCGTGACCTACACTTCTCGCACCACATAACAACTTCCGGCATAATATCGCTCCTATCCTATCGTGGGAATGCGCCCGGATGTCATGTCGTCAATCTCCTGCTGCGTGAACTGGCACCGGGTAAAGTCGTCCGCGAAGATATTTTCCGCAACAGGCTTGGGCTCGCTGGGTTTCACCTCGACAATGGGCTTATCGTCCTTCTTTCGTGAAAGCGCATAACCTATGAATAAACCGAGCAAAAGAAACATAACGTCCATATGGGGTGTAATTAATTCCATTCTGAAGCCTCCGTAATCGTCGGTATCGCCCTGCCCCCACGGTCCTCTATTAGGCCGTTGACATCATGGGTCGTATATCCAAGCCTGCGCATGTTGGCCTCATGCTCAGCCAATGACACCAGTTCGTGATCATCAACGTCCCCACGGGCCAGTTCTTCAAGGCGCTTGTCGTATTGGCTGGGTCGCTTCTTGGGCCTCAATTCCACGGTGGCTGGCATAAACTGTGAAACCTGTAGCGCGATCCCCGCTGCAATTACACAGTCGTCATACTTCCCTTCTTCGTGTGCAAGCCTGCCGTTCTCATGGCGTATGAATGTAGAGCACTCATCGATCAGGATTGCGCACGGAACTTGAGAAAAAACGTTATTGAGATTGCGTCTCAATTCGTCTGCAAGTATTTGTTTTTGCTCGTTTGTCTCAGGCCAACCGTATTCGGTGGTGTACTCGCCCTTCATGGTCCCTGGCCGTTGCCGGTAGTACAGATACGGGTAGCGAAGGGCCTGAAGACGCATGACGGTGGTTATCCCTGCCCCTGTTCTTTCGGGGCCTATGTATGCGCCAAGGTAATAATGGCCCAACTCAACTAGTTTATCGCCCCATGTGTATGCATCTATGCGGTTAGAGCGCATCCTGGCAACATACCGATTGTCTACCCGGTCATAGACATAGGCCACGGACGATGTTTCGCCCAGCCCTTCGGACACATCTGCGCCGATAGCGTATCTGTGATTCCATCCAGCCTGCGGCTTATCCCATATTTCAACAATGCCGCCCTTCTCTGGGACAAAAATATACCCCGTGTCGCTCTTTTGGATAATGCCGACTTCGCCCGGATATGGCCTATATTTCGCCAAAGCCTTGCCAAAGTAAGAGCCACCAAGTACTGATATTGCCTCTTCAAGGGTTTCCGGGTAGTGCTGTGAAAAGTCGTCCTCGTCCATGCCGTCGAGGAGCTGTAGTTCTTTGAAATTCGTTGGGCGGTCTGGACGCGCGCTCCATGGCAGAAAGATGATGTCAAAATTATTCTCGCCACGCATTCCCTTTGTTACAAGATCCCTTGTAAAGGGCCACCCAACCCCGTTCTTAATCGAGTTCGATATGCCGATAATGCGCCCCTTGGCAGCATCAATACCAGGTTTGGATGAAGCCCAAATGTCTTTTATGTACCTATTCCTTGCGGTTTCATCCAGTATCAGCAGGGTCGGCGTTTTGGACTGTGCGCCCTCTTCCGTAGTTGCCAGTGACTTAATCTCGCTGACAAATCCATCCTGGTGCTGAAATACAAGATGCTGTGATGTCTCTTTCAGCAATGGGGGCCTCATCCAATCGGGCAGACGGTGCATGATAAACTTAACCCTCTCCAGAAATTCAACCGCCCACTCCTCTTTAGCTGATATGACAACCACCAACTGCAATGGTTTGGTGATACAAAGCCACAGAGCATATGCCGCGCACATCCAGGTAAGCCCCAACTGCCGCGCCTTGAGAATGAAAAGCAGCATGGAGAACATGATTTTAGGTAATATCGCTTTTTGCGCGGGCCAGAGCTTGAATCTGACGGCCTGCGAGCTGACTTTATCCTCAATCCAGCAGTAATTTTCGATATAATACTCGAAAGACTTACAGACCTTCTGACATTCATGGACCTTGTGGTTAAAATCACTACTTGTTGCCGTCTGATCCATCTGGTTTGCTGGTATTAAGCGCCTTAGCAACCATCGCCATCAGGTTTTCTCCGGCGTTAACTTCTACCCTTTCGGGTGCAAATAACCCAAGGTGACGAGCAAGGCTGTCCCTGGTGCTCTTTTTGTCGGGAAACTTATACTCCACGCCATCCTTGGTTAATTTATAGCCGCACAATGAAAGAGCGGTGTCCTCATCCACGTCATGCAACTTCTTCAGTCCACCATCTTCGTCATTTAACTTGCGGGGGTC